CCGTATAAATCCCGATATTGACAGAAAATTCACCACCCACACACACAACACACTTACATAAATGGATTACCTCAAAAACCATCTCGATGTCAATGGTACAATTGACACCCTCAAAAATGGACTCGTCTATATTAGGTCCGTGCTCCACCTTGACATAGCTAGTGTCATTAAACAAGCTAACAAACCTGCCTCAGCAGACGAAAAGAGAGACTGTATGTTAGACCCAGACAGTTTTAAGAAGAGCCAAGAAATTAAAGATGCGGTATACGCCACACTTGGGGAAAATTACAAGGATAGAAGACAAACGAAAGTAATATCTCAAGGGACTGTATATGGCCGTGAATCGAAGATTAGGTTAGACTTTTCTATGCATTCCCATTATGGTATGAACCCACATTATCTTAATGATGTCGGTGTACCTAATCCGGCTGCTATATCTAAGAGGTTGCGGGAGATAGTTACTTCAACTGAGCTAAAAGAGCAAAGGTTGAATAATTTTATAAATGCTACTGTTGTTTCTGACTTTTATGATAATGCAACTAGTTTATTGTATGTATTACTTCAGAAAATACAAATTTCGAAAATTTTTGAAAAAATGAAGGTTTATACTCACACCTACACACTAGTGGCTGACGAGGTCAGTGCTATATGCGTGGATAATGAAGATACTAGTTTTGTAAACTTGCTTAACTACATCCGTAGCAACATGTTTCGTATGGGAGTAAGTAACAATGACAAACATATTTATACAATATTAGAATCCATGAAAAGGTGGTTGCGTGCATTGCCTGCAGCGCAAATACCGGGCAATCCTGGACAGATGGTTCCGAACCCAGCCTACCATGAGCAAAGGTTTCAGTTTGATGTTCAATATTGGCAGATGTACGACTATGACGATGGTCATAGCCAATCTGGTGTCACGTTTGGTAATGTAGTGGGTATGTTACACAATAGATTCAAAATTCCTTCTGAATGGCACCATAGTACTTCTTATGACTTAGGTAAGTTAGCAGTACATGATATGGATATGCCTGTAAGTGAGGAAGCTATTAATAACTTTGGAAAAGCCCGTTATTATGTAAATTGTAGTGGTATGACTATGAAAGAAGTGGCTATACTAGGCATAGCTATGGATGGTAACAAACGATCAACTCCTTTCCTTGTTGACCAAGATATAGATTTTCGCCACAATGATGAAGACAAGATTTATGCTCTGAGGCCAAGATCACAAGATTTGGCGGTCCCTGAATTTGTTTTTACTACTAAGGACCTGAAAAGCACGCTAACAAAACTTGTTGTAACCCATAAATGGTATGAAGAGCTCAAAGCTGCTGCTATAGCAATGAAGTATTGGTTAGTGCAGCCAGCCACTGAGACTGTAGAATCCCATTGGT